AACTCGTCACCAAGACGATCCGCCCCAGCGAAGTCCGACGCATCCGGCTACCCGTCGCCTGCATCGAACCCGGCTGCCGCGGGAAGTACACGACGCTCCTGCTCCCCAGCCAGATGATGCAAGACCTCGTGTGCGACAAGACCAAGACGCACACCATCGAACAGGTCGAATGGCAGCGCGCCTACCGACGAGCCGACAGCGACGCCACCGTGGCCCGCGACAGGCTCGCAGCCGCACGACTCGAACCCGCATCATGACCACCTGGGTCCAAGCCGACGAAGCCGCCGTCCTGCTCGGCACCACCGTCGGGAACATCCACGTCATCGCACACCGACGACACTGGCCCAGACGCAAGAGCGGACGCGTCACCCGCTACCCCATCGACCGAGTGCTCGCCGAGAAGGAGGCCCGCGACACCCGATAGTTGCAAACCACAGCCGTGTAAGTCATCATGTACTTGCATGGCGATTCGTCGCTCAACACACCCAGCCCCGACCGGACGACCGGCGGGGCTTTGTCGTGTCTGCCGAAAGGTAGGTGCCGCACAAACACCGGCCCGTGAGGTCCGGTCACAGCGCGACGAGCAGGGCCGGGGCATCTGCCCGCTGATGGGGATCGCCCCGCCCGCTCGTCGGCACCAGCCCCCGCTCGCGCCGCATACTGGGCGGCACGAGCATCGCGCGACCAGCAGACAC